AACCAATGTTGTATTTATTCGATACAGTATAGTCAAGAGGTAATCTATTATTTATGAATACATCTGCTTCAATGTTAATTGATGCACTAGATTGATATTCAATACCGAGTAATGACAAGTCTTGAATATCAGATGGTATAAGACATGTTCTTTCAATGTCCATTCCCTTCCCTACAAGACGACCATGAATCTCATCTTCGGCTACCTTGTAGCCTTCATTGCGCTCTTGAGCAACGCTTGTTCCATTCCAAATAATTTTCAAAGTTATTCTTCTGTCTCGAAAGCAAGCTCTCTGCCCCTTGCGTTTGCTGACTTTCTCAACTGAACTACAGAGTAGCCGTGAATCTTGGTGTATTGAACACGATAATTAAACCAGCCGGAAGTCCCAATCCAGAATCTTTCATCAGTATTTTTAGAAAGTTCAATTAACTCATCCGTTTCAAGCAGGAAACTCAATACGCCTAGCGGCATATAGAGGCTCATATCATAATTCTCATGCTTGCCTAGTGCATACTCCGCAAGCAAATCTTGATATTGCTTGATAATTGTCCGAATAGGCTCTCCTACGAAGTGATCAATCTCTCCGTTTGCATTTCTAATTCTTGGACAGAACTCATCAACTGTTGTTATGGTTCCGAATGTTCTACACACCATTGGTCTGTAGCCATATATGGTGCATCCATTCTTGTAGAAAGCGCAATGCCTTTCTGTTTCTCCACCATCTTTCCAAGTTTCATCTGTCATGGCTTCTTTAAGGGAATCTATGATACCCAAAATCCATTCATCAGCGACCCTTTGCCCAGCGTTTTCTAATTTCAAGTAATACTCCTGATTAATCTTGAAAGCAATGTTTGCACATTCAGTCATTGGTAATACCAATCCTATTTTGCAACAGTTGCCAGACCCCAAGCACTTATACTTGGTTTCATTTTGTTTTGCTTCAATTACACGCACTTGGTTATAGAGCATGTCTAATTTGGCAAAAGTTAAAATATCCTTGCCTACTACATTCCTTTTCATCTTCCCATTCCTTTTTTTCTTGCTTTTGTTGTTTTTGCTTGATCTCTTCTACGCTTCTCGACTTCAAGCTGCATAGGAGATTTCGGCTTTCTTAAAGCTGTAGCGGATAAGTTTCTTCCCTTACCTCTAAACTTTAAAAGATCATATTTTTTACACCAGTTATATATAGCCTGGGAGGTTACGCTTATCCCATAACTTTGCTGAAGAACCTTAACGATGTCAGTCAGGTTCATGCGCTTCTTGACATAATGCTCGTAGAGCCATGTCCGGTCTTTATACGGCTCGTCAGCCATTCTTCTTAACCTTCCAGTACCATAGGGAGATTCCAATTGCGTCAACAATATCGTCATCGTCAATTCCGTCTGTGTCTTTGCCGAATGCTACACCGACTATTTCCCTTACTCTATTCTTTCTTTCATTCTTCATTTTAATAAGCATAGAGCCTTTAACTCCATTTTTGTCTAGAATTTCACCATCTTTTTTTGTAACATTTTTATAACCAATTGCTGGCTTCCAAGATAATGGGCTGACATCTTCAATCTTCTTGCATCTGTCTGAAATTATTCCCCAAGTGAATCCGATAATATAAGATATGATTCTGCTTGTCTGAAAGTTTTGGATATAAACAGATTGTTCAATAACAGCAACATCAGGGGAGTGCTTCTCTACAACTTCTAATAATTCTTTTTTAATCTTATTGAATTTCTCTGACTGCTGCTTTTCTTTGGAAAGATCAATCTTGCCAGTAGCAATGAGTTCTTTATCCCAAGACAAAATAGCCCAAGCAAGAGAGTGCGAAGCAGGGTCTATTGCGAGGACTTTATTCCACTTTTCTTTCTGTACGATATCTTTAAGACTCACTTAAATATTATATCTCTTTTCTAAGCTTTTCTTCGTCATATCCCCAAGAAATAAGTCTTTGTATGAATCTTTCACCTTTGCATTGTTCGCAAATAGTTTCCTTATTATAACTTGACAATACTGTTGTGCAATTTTTTGTCTTACAAATTCTTTTTCTGTGTTTGTTTTCTTTAGTTTCATAATATTTTTCTAACAATTTCTTATTAGTTATTAATCTTCTGCATTCAACACTACAGTATAAAGCGTTATAAACTTTTGCAACAAATACATTATTACATTTATCGTTTACACAAATTCTTGGTTCTTCTCTAAACATCCCCTGACCAGCATTTATCAGCCAAATCACACTGAGCACACTTTGCAGATGTCCTCTTGTATGGCTGCTTAGGCATATTACCTTCTAGGAAGTTGGTATATATGCCATTATATTTTTTAAATAGTTTGTCTATAAACTCATCATCTCTTTCAATAAAGATGGGGAGGATTTCTTGGTTGTTCTTATTCTCATAAATAACATAACCGCTTGGCAAATCCAAACATCTCATATAGATTTGAGCCTGCCTATAGTGATCATCTTTGGGCTTATTATACATTTGTCTGTAATTAAAGCCTTCCATACTGATTGATTTTAATTCAATAAGTTTATGACCGTACCAGTCAATTATACCATCCGCAGTACCCTCAATTGGGGGATCAGAATGCGTAACCGGGATTTCCTCGGCAACGAGGATACCCATCTCTCTTAAATAACTATAGAGCCTTTCATGTACTGCATGGCCATTGTCAAAAATACGGTATGTCTGTGGTCTAAAGGAGGTTGTCACCTCTTGACCTTCAAATAGGTAATGCCAGTATCTAGCGCACTGGTTTGTATAACTCGGATGGAATCCACCTACTTTTTTCATCGCAGGTGCATTTCTTTTTTCAAGGTTATCATCAATAGCAGTCAGCAGTTCTGCTGTAACCTGCTCGTCTGATTTAAGTATCTTCTCTACCTTGGGAGCCTTTAATTTATTTAGTGATTTCAATTGTAAGTTCCTTTACCCGAAATTTTAAGGGCGTTAATGTTTTCGGTCAATGCTTCATACATTGTTTTCCAAACATCGTTTACAAGTTTATCTTGCTCATTCATTATACTAGACCGTCTCTTGAATCCTTGAGATTTAACAATCATTTGTGTTCTATAAGCTGCCAATATGTTTGCATACTTTATCGCTTGCATTCCAACATAATGATCTGGATTGTCAATAATGTCTTGCACAATCCTCATGCACTCAACAAACTCCTTAGCTTTGTCCCCCATTTGAGAAGCCAGCCATTCTTCATTAACTATGATATCCATTTCTTAATTTCCTTTCCAATCCATTCTGCTACTGGTGATGCAATAGCATTCCCGCACATTTTGTATCTGTTCGTATCAGCAACAATTTTGTCGTCTGATGTGTATTTAGTATGGTCATCAGGGAACCCCATTAACCGTTCACACTCTAGTGGAGTCAATCTCCTGAGTATTAATTCCGGAGTGCAGACACCATGCTGTGATATTGTATCAAGCGTATATGATGGATCACCAACATCTCCAAAACCTTTTCCTTGAGGACCGGATGTATCCGCTCTCCCAATGATTGTTCCCTGAATGGGGATAGCAACTTGTTCACCAATAAGAGGAACTTGACCACCACCTGTACCCATTCTGTGCTTTAGCGTAGGTACGATACCGTCATCATAAATACGAACATCATCAACTCTAGTACCATCAACAATAATAACAGTGGATCTACTTTCTCCTGAGTTGTCGAATGCGTTAAGCGTTGGACTAACTTTCTCACTACGCCAGACTTCTGCTGGTAGGTTCCCTTCGGCATCTCTCGCTCCTGACCTCACCACCTTTACATAAGGCTCTAGAATGAAATTCATATCAGGGCGCTTATGATCTGACGCTGATAGACTCACTCCTCCTTGTTCGTATTTGCTGAATCCAGTTTTTCCGTACCAGATAGGTTCACTAGTGCTTGTCTCAATGGCTCTGGAAGCCTGTTTCCTTTTCTTTCGGCTCTTCTTAATATCCCCCCTGCTGTCTTCGGGGACAGATAGAATTTTTCCATTACTTCGCTCAAGGGCTGTAGAATCCCAACTAGCGATGACGAATACTCGTCTTCTGCGCTGGGGGACTCCGAACCACTGTGCATCCAAGATGTTCCACTCAATTCCCAGTGCCCCGATGTTTGCCATTTGGTCAAGGACTTCACCGAAGTCTTTTCCATTATTACTTGTGAGGGCACCTGGTACATTTTCCCAGATTGCCCATTTTGGATATTGATTATTGGTTGCATTGCGCATCTCCTTTATTATTCTAATTGCTTCAAAAAATAGACCTGAGCGATTACCCTCAAGTCCTGAACGCTTACCTGCTACAGATAAGTCTTGGCATGGTGAACCGAATGAAATCAAATCCACTGGTGTTAAGTCTGCCCCATTGACATCTCTTACATCTTCAAACTTTGGCACATCCGGCCAATGTTTCTTCAATACGCTTTGGCAATGCTTATCCCATTCAACTTGGAACTTGCATTCCCATCCTGCGGAGTCAAATCCCAAATCGAATCCGCCTACTCCTGCGAATAGACTTCCGTAAGTTAACTGTCCCATTTTTTTCCTGACATTAGTTTTGGTTGCTGATTGCAGATTCCACATTTACCGAAATGTCCATTTCCGTAGTGTGTCTTCCA